GGTATGCATGATAAAGAGCTGCGCCGCTTTGCCCGCAAAATCGGTGATGATCTAATGGTGGCGTACAACCATCATTGTGATGAATGCATTAAGGCAAATCAGGGTAATAGGGCTGTTTTATTGCAGGCGGATACACAGGTACGGATATACAGCGATCTTGCCAGAATGGCGCGCGCTTTTAATATCACCCCGATGCACTGGCGCAAATACCTGAAAGACCAGTTAGATATCACTTCTGCTATCGCCAGCCTGTCACGGCTGGTTAATCCTGAATGGTGGGAGCGCAAACTCAAAGCACAGCGCACCTGCTGGCGGGGGTATGCATGATAAAGAGCTGCGCCGCTTTGCCCGCAAAATCGGTGATGATCTAATGGTGGCGTACAACCATCATTGTGATGAATGCATTAAGGCAAATCAGGGTAATAGGGCTGTTTTATTGCAGGCGGATACACAGGTACGGATATACAGCGATCTTGCCAGAATGGCGCGCGCTTTTAATATCACCCCGATGCACTGGCGCAAATACCTGAAAGACCAGTTAGATATCACTTCTGCTATCGCCAGCCTGTCACGGCTGGTTAATCCTGAATGGTGGGAGCGCAAACTCAAAGCACAGCGCACCTGCTGGCGGGAAGCGTTATTGATTGCTGTCGGTAATGTCAGCCGTGATATGTCGGCCTCTTCTTATGCCAGTAAGCAGGCTATCCGCGAAGTGTTCGCCCGTCGCCAGTCTAATTTGGAATACCTTAAAAGCTGCCAGTTAGAAAACATTGAAACCGGTGAACGTATCGACCTGATTGATAAGGTGATGGCGAGTATTTCTAATCCAGAAATTCGCCGCATGGAGCTAATGAGCACCATCGCCGGTATCGAAAAATATGCAGCTTCACAGAAGCATGTCGGTATGTTTCTGACTATCACCACCCCGTCAAAATATCACCCGACCCGCCTTATAGGTAAAGGGGATAACACAAAAATCCAGCTTAATCATAAGTGGGACGATGAAGCCTATTCTCCTAAAGACGGTCAGCACTATCTCTGTAACATTTGGAGCAAAATGCGCACTGCCTTTAAAGACAATGAATTAAGCGTCTACGGAATGCGGGTGGTTGAGCCGCACCACGACGGCACCCCGCACTGGCACATGATGCTGTTTTGCCAACGCCGCCAGCGCCAGCAGGTAATCGACATCATGCGCCGCTATGCGTTGAAAGAAGACGGTGACGAGCGCGGAGCCGCTAAATATCGCTTTGAGTGCAAGCACCTGAACAAAGGCGGGGCCGCTGGCTACATTGCTAAATACATTGCCAAGAATATCGACGGCTATGCGCTTGAGGGTGAACGTGACCATGAAACCGGTGAGTTGCTAACCGATTCCGCTGCGGCGGTTACAGCATGGGCGGCAACGTGGCGCATCCCTCAGTTTCGCCCAATGGGTATTCCCTCCATGGGAGCCTATCGCGAGTGTCGCCGCATTCGTTTTATCAGTCTGGCGGAGTCGTTCGACGAAACCGTGGAAGCCGTGCGCCATGCGGCTGACGAGGGTGATTTTGCGGCCTACATCGTCGCACAGGGTGGAACCAATAGCGGTAATCAGACTATCCGTGTAGCCAAGCGTATCGCTGATGAACTCAACGCCTACGATGAGGAAGTGCAGAAAGTCGTGGGTATCTATGCGCCGCATTTGGGCGCTGACCATGTTCATGAAACCCGTACAACCCAATGGCGCATCGTTTCGCGCGTCGCCGATGAGCTGAACGCCTACGATGAAGAAGTGCAGAAAGTCGTCGGTATCTATGCGCCTCACTTGGGCGCTGACCATATTCATGAAACCCGCACAACCCAATGGCGCATCGTTTCGGGTGCCGTTGACGTTGAGCTTTTGACTTTGAAAAGCGCCTCTGGCGCGCCTCGGAGTCCTGTCAATAACTGTGGGTTAGGTGGAAACGCCCAAGTGCCAAATGACCCAAAAGCGCCTCTGGCGCGCCTCGGAGTCCTGTCAATAACTGTGGGTTAGGTGGAAACGCCCAAGTGCCAAATGACCCCAGCGGGCAGGCTAAAACGCCTGTGGCGGCGATGGAATACCCACCGGACGCCGTTATTGACTGGTCGGACACTGCCGCCGTGAGGGCGATTGTGGACCGCGTTAAAGAGAAACAGCCAACGATAAGCAAGATGCAACGCAGTTATGACCCCACCAAGGGCCGACTTATTGCGCCATCGGCCCGTTTAACCCGCGAAGAACGCCAGCGCATCCCCCAAATCCGCAACGATTTACTGTTGAAAGATATCAGCGCCCAACGTTGGGAACTGGAATCGTTAGCGCGTGGGGCAAAAATGGCTGTTGGTGATGCGGTGATCCATTACCCGGCACTGTCCGACTGGCCGGAATTCGATGATTAATCTAAAGATATCAGCGCCCAACGTTGGGAACTGGAATCGTTAGCGCGTGGGGCAAAAATGGCTGTTGGTGATGCGGTGATCCATTACCCGGCACTGTCCGACTGGCCGGAATTCGATGATTAATCTATTTGAGAGGAAGCTCATGACTAAAACCGCTGCAACTACCCGCAAACAGGCACAGCGCCAGCGTGATAAATCTGCCGGTATCAATGAAATCCGCGCCCGACTGGAGCCAGAAGAGTACGTGATGCTGACCGAAGGCATGACCGCCCGGCGTCTATTCCGGCCAGCCTACGATTTACCGGAATATATCGCGTTACTTATTCGGCAAGACAATCAGCGACTAAAAGAGCAACAAGCTGAACTGGGTAAACAACGGTGTGGCAAATGTGGCGACACCTTACCGGGTGATCCAAATGGGTGTTGCTTACGGGGTGAGGCGGCATGTTGGCAGACCAAAGGTATCAACAGTCTATTGATTAGCGCAATTAAACCGTTGTGACGCGTCACATAGGATTATTTTTACAACATATAGCGCGTCACAATCATCTGATTAGGCTAAATAACTGCATACAGTATTGACCTATATAATATTTTAATTAATACTGTACATAAATACAGTATAATAAGGAGCCTGCATGGAACCCGTTGATAAAAGAGAACTAACGCTATCAAGAATTAAATTTATTGCTGAAGTTTCACAAGTTGCGCAGTGCAGTAATAGTGAGTTTCTTGTCGCCATGTCGTTGATATCAGACCTGACCAGCCAGATAGTCGCGAACCAAAATTATGATGAGATTTTCTATAACGCCGACGGTAAAAAATCGCACTGATAAATCCCCCATAAAATGATGCATGTGTGGCCTCCCATCGTGATTTGGGTCATGCATGCATATAGTGCATGATTCCGCATGTTGATCCCCTCCCCTATTTCCCCTGTTAGCGCCAGTTCCGGCGCGGATCTCAATGGATCATGCAAGTGCATGAAAAGCGACCTGCGAAGCGCGCAGGCGTGGCGGGGATAGCATTGCGCGCAAAGGGTTTTGATACCCTTATTTATCGATCTTGTGCGGGCCGTGGTGCTGCGTTCGGTTGGGTTGGGAGTCAATGCGTGTTCATGGGTTACGAGGGCGTGACGGGCGTCTGGTGGTGTATGGCGCGAGGTGTTGGAATTGCTACTTTTCGGGCATGAAAAAGCCGCCCGGTTCGGCGGCTATGGTGTGATGCTGCAATCATCTGACGGTGTTGCAACTATGCGGCTGATACCCACCTAATCCCATTCGCCGACGATAGCAGCCTGTACACTCGCATTTTTTGGGCGGCTGGGGCGGTGGCGCGGGCCTCTTCACTGTGTCGCCGGGTTTATATGGCGGTGGCGTTGGCGCTTTACATCCCATGTTATTCCTCGCTTATCAGTTCATAAGGCTTGAACCGGATCACCTCTAGCCCTATCCAGTCATTCACCTCTTTCAATCGTTCTTGCAGCGGCGTTAACTCATTACGGACAAACACTTGTGAGGCTTTCGCCACATCACCGAATCCGCCGGTGTTGTTGGGGATAATCCCCATCATCTGCGGCGGCACCCGGTGCACACTGAGCAGGTCGTCGCGGGTGGCGTTCTTGATATTAAAAAAGTCATCTTTGGTGGCGACTTCACTCAACGGTAAAATCTGGATACCGTCTTTTTTACCGTTGGGCGCGTACATAAATAGGTTGCGGAAGTTGCCTAACCCTTTGGTGTCGCGCATCGCTTTACGCATCGCCTCAATATCGCTACTACTTTGCGCGGCGTCAGTCATATACAGGATGTAGCCCGCGTGAGCGCCGTTCTGGTAATACTTGCGGCGAAACAGCGTGGCCGCTTCATTGAGCCAGGCAGAATTTAAGCCGCTGAGATATTCCGGCAGTCCATAAAGTTCCTGATTGATATCCGGTTCTATCAGGTGAAAAACGCTCCCGGCTTCGAAAAGGTGTTCATCTTTCCAGTTCTGCACAAACCAATAGCAATCTTTTTCAAGTCCCCGGCGGGTGTACTTGGCCGGGCTGGGGTCGAGGCGCAGTGGCGCGCCCAACTGGTTACGGCGCACCTCTAAAAACGCATTGCCGAACACCAGATAATCCAGCGCATAGCGGCTAAACGCCTGCTGACTGAGCATTGCATGAGGGGTAAATGTGCTTGCCAGTATGTTGCGTTTCACATACAGCGGTGAGCTGTGATGCACCGCCGCCCGGAAGCTGCGCGCCAGCCCGTCAAAGCTGATCGGCGGGTCATACCATTTACCGTTACTGGTGCATTCGATGTAATCCAGAATTTCCCGCTTGTCGAGCACGGCGGAGGGTTCGCCAAAGGTGAACGCCTCTACCGGCTGTTGTTGACTGGCGGTGTGATTGGTTGCCGGGCGACTTAATGCCTTGCGGCCTTTGCGCTTACTCATTTCACTTCCCCTGCATTGTTTGCCGCTTGTGACCAGTCGCCCAAATATAAGAGCCTAAAATCATCCTCCGTCATGTGTTTTTTCAGCCAATCTTTATCCCAATTTTTTTCCCATAATGTGCCGCCTTGCTGAGTAGCATCATCAGTCGTAACCGATTGACGGAATACGCCATCAGCGCAAAAAACGCCGTTATCGGTGTGTATCACCGGTGCGACTTTTCGTGGGTGGCGCAGTGAGCCATTCCAAATCTTGAACGCGGTATGTGAGCGTGAGGGCGTGGTATAGAGTGTTAAACGATGATTTTTGTGCATCGCCATCCCCTTAGCCATGTGCAGTATTGAACGTGGGTTTTTAGCCCATGCATATTCACCCAGGTACACATTCCCGACATGAGCGGCGGCGTGACTGTTTTCACCGTGAAAGGCGATAAGCGCGCCATTATCTAGCAGCATGTTACTCGGCGCGAATGGGTTCACGTTTACCCCAACGCCGCGACAAAACTCGGCAATATAAGCGCGGGTATTCAGGGCGCTTGGTCTGGTGCAGGTCAAAAAATGCTGATTGCGGCCGCTGGTGATGGCACGTGGGCGGCGCAGTGAGCCATTCCAAATCTTGAACGCGGTATGTGAGCGTGAGGGCGTGGTATAGAGTGTTAAACGATGATTTTTGTGCATCGCCATCCCCTTAGCCATGTGCAGTATTGAACGTGGGTTTTTAGCCCATGCATATTCACCCAGGTACACATTCCCGACATGAGCGGCGGCGTGACTGTTTTCACCGTGAAAGGCGATAAGCGCGCCATTATCTAGCAGCATGTTACTCGGCGCGAATGGGTTCACGTTTACCCCAACGCCGCGACAAAACTCGGCAATATAAGCGCGGGTATTCAGGGCGCTTGGTCTGGTGCAGGTCAAAAAATGCTGATTGCGGCCGCTGGTGATGGCATCCAGTAACGCTTCAAAAGCAAAAAGCCATTTGGCCCCAATCTGGCGCGATTTGGTGAGGCTGCGGTCTGTGCCGGTCAGCCCCACGCGATACCATGTTTTCTGATAATCAAAGGCCGCGCTTTCGAAATGTTCGCGCAGGCCGTCAACTTGACCAGCAGTAAAAATCATTGATTTCATCCGTAAAACTCCAAGAAATTAGGGCTGTGACCGCCATATGTCGCGGTAAGGGGTTCATTTAACAGGGCATGCATAATCGCCCACGCCACATCGGCGTGGCTGGCTTCTTCGCTGCGGCTGGCGACATAAGTCGAACTCTTACCACTGGCGGTCATGGTCTTGCGAATGGCCATAAATGACTGGGTGATATCGGTGTGGCCAGTGTCATATTCCAGACGGCCGTTATTAATGGTGTGCTTGGCTTTCAGCACCATGGCGGTTTTGATTTCAGGGGTGTATTTGATTTCCCTTGCGGCCGGGAAGAACTGGCGCACCAACTGGAAAACACCTTGCCCGACGGTAGTGGCATCGATACCGATATACTCCACGCAATACTTATGCGTCAGCTCTTCGATATGTTTGGCCTGCGCTTCAAAATCCATCCCTTTCCACTGGTGGCGCTCCAATACGCGGAACTTGCCGCCCGGCACCATTGGCGGCGCAATCACCGCACACCCGGCACTGTCGCCGCCGTTGGCCTCGGACGGGTCGTAACCAATCCACACCGGGCGATGCCCAAACGGCCGCAACGAATACGGGTTGTAGTCTTCCCACTCTTCCAAACTGTCGACCATGCAAGCCTGCAACTCGGCGAACGGGAATACCGACGCTTGGTCATCGACAAATTCGCACATCAGCAGGTTTTGATATTCTGACGGGCCGTATTCCAGTGAGAGCTGGTTGAGGTCAAACAGGTTACAGCCGCCCGCCAGTGCATCTTCAACTGTGACTATCTGCCGCCACTGACCATCATCACACAGCGCACCACGGGCTAAATGGCTATGACTGAGATCCAGTTGGATATGGTCGGATTTATTGCGGCGGCCTTTATTGAACAGCTCACCAGACCAGAACGGATAAGCGCTGTGGGCCAGACTCGACGGCGTGGAGAAATAGGTGGTACGCCATTTTTTGTGTAATGACATGCCGCTGGCGACTTTGCGCAGCTCCTGAAACTTGGGTATCCAGAAATATTCGTCAAGATAGAGATTGCCGGTGTAGCTCTGCGCGGTACGCACGTTAGTGCCGAGGAAGAACAGGCGCGCCCCATTCGGTAACACCATCGGGTCGCCTTTCAGGTCAACATCAACCATGCGGGCAAAGTCGATAATGTAGCTTTTGAACACATGCGCCTGTGCCTTACTGGCCGACAGGAATATCTGATTACGCCCGGTGGTGATGGCATCCAACAGCGCCTCACGGGCGAAGAAGAACGTTGCGCCAATCTGGCGCGATTTTAGGATGTTACGAATGCGGTGAGCGAGTCCGGCCTCAAACCAGTTACGCTGATAATCAAAGATATTTTCATGAAAAATAGATTCCAGCTTTTCAATCGCCGATTCACTGAACAGATTTTTATCCGGGGCCTTGCGCTCCCCTTTGTTGCGGTTCGCCACATTTGGATTTAAATCCGCTTCGCTGCCGGTCTGGCTATAGCGGTTCACCCGCGCCAGCCGTTCAATCTGGCGGCCTAACAGCGCCGACGATATCAACCAGATGGCAGATTCATTTGACCCGCGTGTCTACGGTTGCCGCATCAATCTGGAACATCTGAAAAGCTACTCCCCGGACAGCACCTTCCGCCGCTATGGCGATGTATCAGCCCTCAAAGCGGAAACCATTGAAGACGATTCCATCCTGAACGGTAAGCGCGCGTTGTTCGCCCAAATCAGCCCAACCGATGATTTGGTGCAAATGAACAAAGCATTACAGAAAATCTATACCTCCATGGAAATTCGCCCGAACTTTGCCAATACCGGCAAAGCCTATCTGGTCGGGCTGGCGGTGACCGATGACCCCGCCAGCCTTGGCACTGAAATGCTGGAATTCAGCGCCAAAGCCAAACACAACCCACTGATGTATCAGCCCTTAAAGCGGAAACCATTGAAGACGATTCCATTCTCAATGGTAAGCGGGCGTTGTTCGCGCAAATCAGCCCAACCGATGACTTGGTGCAGATGAACAAAGCCTCTCAGAAAATCTATACCTCGATGGAAATTCGCCCGAACTTTGCCAATACCGGTAAAGCCTATCTGGTCGGTCTGGCCGTGACCGATGACCCCGCCAGTCTTGGCACTGAAATGTTGGAATTCAGCACCAAAGCCAAACACAACCCACTGGCCGCACGTAAATCTCACCCGGATAACTTTTTCTCTGCGGCGGTTGAAGTGCAACTGGAATTTGAAGACGTGGCCGAGCCGGGTGTCACCTTACTCAGCATGGTGAAGTCAGTGTTTAGTCGTAAACAGGCAACAGATGACGCCCGTTTTAATGATGTGCATGAGGCGGTGAATGCCGTGGCAGTACATGTGCAGGAACAGGGGGAAACCATTGAGGCCCGTTTTACCTCTATTGAGAAGCAACTTGCTGACCAAGTGGTGGAGCTGAAACAGAGTATCGAAAAGGGAAAACAAGGGGTTACGGCCATCGAAAACAAACTTTCTATCACTGAAAACTTTAGCCAGACCAAGCGCCCGGAATCCACCGGCGGTAACAATCAAAACGATGTATTGACCGACTGCTAGTTGAGGTCAATGGCCGCCGGCTGTGCGACCCACTGGTTATTTCATTAACACCTTATTTAACTGAATCAGGATTATTATGCGCCCAGCAACCCGTTTTAAATTTAATGCCTATCTGACCCGTCAAGCCGAGCTGAACGGGGTAGAAACCGGCGACGTTTTAAATTTAATGCCTATCTGACCCGTCAAGCCGAGCTGAACGGGGTGGAAACCGGCGACCTGAATAAAAAATTCAACGTTGAACCCTCCGTCACACAAACCATCATGACCCGCGTGCAAGAGTCCTCAGAATTTCTGAGCCGCATCAATATTGTGCCAGTCGCCGAGCTGACCGCTGAAAAGGTCGGCCTTGGCGTCAATGGTTCGGTTGCCAGCACCACCGATACTGACGGCGGCGACGAGCGCGAAACTGCCGAGTTTGCCTCACTGGACAGTGAGAAATATTTCTGTGAGCAGGTGAACTACGATTTCCACATTCGCTATAACACCCTTGACCTGTGGGCGCGTTATCAGGACTTCCAGACCCGTTTGCGTGACGCCATTATCAAGCGGCAGGCACTTGACCGCATCATGGCGGGCTTCAATGGCACCCACCGCGCCAAGACCTCCAACCGTGCACTAAACCCGCTGTTGCAGGATATCGCGCCGGGCTGGTTACAAAAATACCGCACCAATGCGCCAACCCGCGTAATGAGTAACATCATCGGTGAAGATGGTGCGGTAGTGTCGGAAAAAATCCGTGTGGGCCATGGCGGTGATTACGTCAATCTGGATGCGCTGGTGATGGATGCCACCAATAACATGATTGCTGAATGGCATCAGGAAGACCCTGAACTGGTGGTTATCACGGGTCGTCAGTTGATGCAGGATAAATACTTCCCCATCGTCAACAAAGAGCAGGAAAACAGCGAAACCCTCGCCGCTGACCTGATTATCAGCCAGAAACGTATCGGCAATTTACCGGCTATTCGTGTGCCATTCTTCCCGGCTAACGCATTCCTGATCACCCGTCTCGATAACCTGTCTATTTACTGGCTGGAAGACTCGCACCGCCGCCATATTGATGAGAACGCCAAGCGTGACCGCATCGAAAACTACGAATCCATTAAACAGGATTATGTGGTGGAGGATTATGCCTGCGGCTGTCTGGTGGAAAACATCGAGATTTTACCGGCGAAAAAAGACAGCACCTCGGCACCTGCTGCGGCCGCATTGATGGTATCGGAAGCCCCAAACTATGACGGCCTGGCTGCGGCGATCATGGCGGCGGTGAAAGTGGCGTCGAACCCGGAGGATGTCATAGCGGAAACCGCTACTGAAACTCCCCCGGAAACCACAGAAGAAGCACCGGCCGCCAAAGGGAGTAAATAAGTTATGACCAGTCCTGCCTCCCCCGGAAACCACAGAAGAAGCACCGGCCGCCAAAGGGAGTAAATAAGTTATGACCAGTCCTGCGCGTCGCCACTTTATCCAACAGTCGGCTATTGCTGCCTCACAGCAGCGGGATAACCCGCTGCGCCACGCTACCGGCTACGAGTTGATGTTGCTCAAACTCAATGAAGATAAACGCAAACTGAAACAGGTGCGTTCACAAGAGCGTAAAGCCGAGCTGAAACGCCAACTCTTGCCGGATTACCTGCCGTGGATCTCTGGCGTGTTGAGTGAGGGGAAAGGCGCGCAGGACGCCATTGTCATGACCATCATGATTTGGCGGCTGGATGCCGGGGATATCCCCGGTGCACTGGATATCGCCCGTTATGCCCTGCGTTATCAGCTAGTGCCAACTGACCGTTTTACCCGCTCGACCGCTTACCTGATTGCCGAGGAAGTCGCGGACGCTGCGGCGCGCGCCTATGCCACCGGTAAGCCGGTGGATGTTGACTATCTGCTGCAAACCATTGAGCTGATGGAAGATGAAGACATGCCCGACCAAGTACGCGCCAAACTGCACAAAATCACCGGCTATGTGCTGCGTGACAGTGGCCGGGGCGAGTTGGCCCTGTCTCATCTTCACCGCGCATTCCAACTGCATACCGGTTGTGGCGTCAAGAAAGATATTGAGCGGCTGGCCGTGAAGTTAAAGAACGCCGCCAGCCGCTAACCCGAACGCTCCCCGAGCCGGGCGGCACGATGGCCGCAACCGATTTTATCGTGTTAACGCCGTCGTCCACCGCCCACCCATTCTGATATTGAGGTTGGCATGACCACTACCACTGTTGTTATCCCCGCGCCACGGCCTGACAAAACCGGCCGAGCCGGTGATTGAAAATACCTTTTTCTGGCCTGCGGTAGACCCGATAAAACTGCGCGAGCTGTTGCGCCTTGAGGGAACCGTCACCCCCGAGCGCCTGCGCTTCACCATCAAGGGCGCAATTGCCGAGGTTAACGCCGAGCTGTTCGACTACCGCCGTGACCAGATGGCGGATGGTTTTAAAACACTGGCCGAGGTGAAGGCCGAGCAACTGGACGGCGAAAGCATCCTGTTGACCGAGTATCAAAGTGCTGTCTGTGCCATTACTGCCGCACTGCTGGCCGAACGTTATCGCGGTTATGACGCCAGCGCGCGCGGTGATAAACGTGCGGAGGCCATTGAAAGTACGGTTGATGAGCTGTGGCGTGATGCGCGAATCAGCATTCGTAACATAGCCGGGAAGTCTCACAGCATTATTGGGCTTATCTGATGCAGGTCAACGCGTTGCAAGGCGACACGCTCGACGCACTGTGCTGGCGCTATTACGGCCGCACCCAAGGTGTGCTGGAGCAAGTCTATGACGCAAATCCGGGGCTGTCGGAACTGGGTGCCATTCTGCCCCACGGTTATCCGGTGGAGTTACCCGACATGGCCCCGGCGGCCCAACGTGAAACCGTTCAATTATGGGATTGAAAATGGAGAAATTCAGCTCTGCGGTAGCCTATGTTTTTGCGCTGCTGTTGGCGTTTATTGGCGCACTGAGTCCGCAAGATATCGCCTTTTATGTGGCGGCGGTGGCCGCTGCTGCCACCTGTCTTATCAACTGGTACTACCGGCGCAAGAGCTATTTCTTGCTGAAAGAAGTGATTATCAGGCGGGAGGTGTTCGATGAACTCAATCGTTAAGCGCTGTCTGGTCGGGGTCATTCTGACGCTGGCCGCCACCTTACCAAACTACCAGACGCTCAAAACATCGGCCGCCGGGCTAAAACTGATTGCTGATTATGAGGGCTGCCAACTCAACGCTTACCAGTGCAGCGCCAATGTTTGGACAAATGGCATCGGTCACACCGCCGGAGTGAAGCCGGGTAGCGTTATCAGTGAGCGACAGGTGGCGGTCAATCTGGTGGCTGATGTGCAGCGGGTCGAACGGGCTATGGCAGTGTGTATGCCGGTTGCCATACCGCAACCGGTCTATGACGCGGTGGTGTCGTTTGCCTTTAACGTCGGCACCGGCGCAGCCTGTCGCTCGACACTGGCCTTTTATATCAACAAGGGCGACTGGCGCAGCGCTTGCAATCAGTTGCCGCGCTGGGTGTACGTCAATGGCGTAAAAACCAAAGGGCTGGAACGCCGCCGTACCACCGAACAAACACACTGCCTGAGCGGGGTCTGATATGCGCATAGTCATGATGGTGATAGTTGCGTTACTGGTGGCGCTGGGATGGTATGCCAACTGCCTGAGCCACGATATCGACAGTGCCAACCGGATTATTGGCACCTTATCGGCTGGGATTGAGAGCCGGGACAACGCGATCACCCGCCTGCAAGATGAGGCCCGGCGACAGGCAGACAATGAGCGGGCATTGCGCCAATCACTGAGCCACGCCAGCACCTTGTCATTATCGCGTGAACAGAGAATTCAAAGGTTACTCAATGAAAATAAAGTCTTGCGTGATTGGTTTACTACTGCTTTGCCTGCTGACGTTATCCGGCTGCACCAGCGCCCCGCGTTTGCCAACCCCAACGATTATTTACGTTGGCTGTCCGACAGTGACCAGTTGCCCGCTACCGGGAAGCACTCCGACGGTTAACGGTGATTTAAGTGCAGATATCCGCCAGTTAGAAACCGCACTGGTGGCCTGTGGGCTGCAAGTGGAAGCCGTAAAACAGTGCCAGGAGCAACACCATGTTAAAACCCAAACTGCTACGCCAAGCCTTAACCGACAGTCTGCCGCTATTTCAGACTAACCCGGAGCGGCTGAAAATGTTTGTTGATGGCGGGCGCATTATCTCGACGTTAGCCCCGTCGCTCTCATTTGAAAATCAATATCAGCTGACACTGTTTATTGAGGATTTCCCCAGTGATGTGGATTATCTCTTTGTGCCGATACTGGCATGGTTGCGCGAACATCAACCGGACATCATGGCGACAGAAGAAAAACGCCGCAGCGGCTTTATTCATAAAGTTGATGTGATAAGCGATGTGCTGAGTGATATCCGTATCGACCTGCAACTGACTGAGCGGGCGATTGTGAAAGAGGTAGACGGTGCACTGCATGTTAACCATGCGCTGGAACCGGCGTGGCCGGGAGCAGCAACACGGCCAACAGCAATTTACTTTAACGGTGAAGTGATCCCATGAATGAGCTGAAACCCTTTGATGATGCATTGGCCGGGCTGATTGCCAGCCTGACACCCAAAGCGCGCAAGGCACTGGCGGTCACTATTGCCAAACGGCTACGCACCAGTCAACAGCAACGCATTAAACGCCAGCAAGCGCCCGACGGCACCCCGTATGCCGCCCGTAAATCTCAACCATTGCGTAAGCCAAAAGGCCGCATTAAACGGGAAATGTTCGCCAAGTTACGCACTGCGCGCTATATGAAAGCTAACAGCAGCCCCGATGCGGCGGTAGTCGAATTTGTCGGGCGCGTAGAACGAATGGCGGCAGTGCACCATTTTGGCCTGCGTGACCGTCCGAACGTGCACAGTAAAGATGTGCAGTATGACGAGCGGCCGTTGCTCGGTATCAGTCAGCAAGATATTGCTATTGTGGAGGAGATAATAGTTACATCTATGAGTTAAATAATATCTTTTGGCGCTCGGCTGCTGTTATGTGACTTTTTATTGCATTGATGACAGTTTTCGAGATGTTGCTTTCTTGAGCGAGAATCAAGTCTGATTTAAGATTATAAATATAATCATCTATGAAGCTTACAAAACAACCATATATTGATAGGTTAATGACGTCCTGTTTAATTGAGAAGAAATTATCTATAAAATTAATGGTTCTCGATAGATGCGGTTTTATTTCTATTGGTGTATTTTCCAATGCATTAGCAAATTCAAAAGCTTTGGAAATATCATTACTCTCAATTAAAAAATCAAGTGGGAATGATTTATCCCTTTTTTTCGTTAAGTTGAATTCCATGCCTGATTTATACGTTAAAATCATTAGCTTTGATTGATTTAATAAACAAAGAATGTCAAGTCTCTTCTCGTTTTTTTGAGAAAATAAAATAAATTCATTTATAACTCTGGTAACTACAAGGATTATTTTTTCAGGGTTATATGCATCTATCACTACTCCACCAAGAGTAATAATATCACCATGTCTGCTATTTCTTTTATATTTCAAACCGATTGAGGTGCATATATGGGTGACATCATAGACGAATTTTTTAGGGGTAGCACTATACCCATCACTTCTGAGGTTCTCGCTGACTCTATCGCACCATAAGAGCATATCAACTAAATCATTGGCCCTTGCCTTTTCATTTAGTTCTATCTTTGTCTCACAATGGCTGAATGTATTTGCAGGGAATATTGTTCTATCTTTGTCTCACAATGGCTGAATGTATTTGCAGGGAATATTTTTCGATATAGAATGCTTCTATTGGTGATGATAAATTCATTATCAAAATCAGACTCTATTTTATTAAGGATATCATCAAACATCTCACGGTGTAATTTGTATTTTTCAAAATTTATTTTATCCTCGTTAATCCTTGCCACCTCAACCTCTCTTTTTACTTGTTTATGGCGATTTATATTATCTTGTCTGCTTTGTGTAATTAAAAATATCAAGGTGGATAAGGTTGCCAGCATTCCACTTAAAGTAAACAAGCCAGATAGTAATGTTCCAAAATCTGCCCAGTCAGATGTTTTTTTTGAAATTGAGAATTCACCTCCTGTTATATACCCTCCATAAAAAACAAGAACTATTAATGGCAGGCCAATCATCAAAAACAAAATGAAACCAATTAAGAATTTAGGAAGTAATTTTTTAATAAGCATATAAACCTTGTGAGAAATTTATAATTATCGCGATGATATCTCTGTTGTGCCATTGATGTCACGCCCGCATTGATTTGAGCCATAAAACCATCCTGCCACAATGGTTCTTATGAACACTCAAACCCAAATCACTGAAATTCTGCGCCTGCTGCGCAACCTTATCCGCATTGGTACGGTGGCCGAGGTCGATCTCGACCAAGCCCTGTGCCGTGTGGCGACGGGAGACAATACCACTGGCTGGTTAAACTGGCTGACGCTACGCGCCGGTCAATCTCGGTCATGGTGGGCACCGTCCAAGGGGGAGCAAGTATTAATATTGTCCCTCGGCGGTGAGCTGGATACTGCCTTTGTGCTGCCGGGCATTTTCTCTGATGACTTCCCGCCACCGTCGGCCTCGGCGGATGGTCTGTATATCGCCTTTCCTGACGGTGCAACGCTGCACTATGAACCGGATAGCGGCGAGTTGCGGGCTGATGGCGTCAAAACAGCGCTTATCACTGCCAGTGAATCGGTGAATGTTACCGCCCCCAATATCACTTGTACCGCTTCGGTAAAAATCCTTTTAGACACGCCAGAAGTTGAATGCACTAACAACCTGACCACAGCCACACTGAATGTGACCCAAGGCGGCAAGATGAGCGGTGATATTGAACACTCAGGCGGTTCATTCTCATCAAACGGCGTGGTAGTCGATAAGCATGACCACGGCGGCGTGTTGCGCGGCGGGGATTATACGGAGGGGATTCAATGACCACAGCCACCTATCTCGGCATGAGCCGCAACGCCGGGCAAACCATTACCGACGCTGACCATATCAGCCAGTCAATCGCCGATATTCTGATTACGCCGGTGGGTTCGCGGGTGATGCGCCGCGCTTATGGTTCGCTGTTATCGGAGTTGATTGACCAGCCGCAAAATCCGGCCCTGCGCCTGCAAATTATGGCAGCCAGTTACAGTGCCATTTTGCGCTGGGAGCCGAGGGTTAAGCTGACTGGCATCACCTTTGAAACCACCTTTGACGGAAAAATGGTGGTTGATATCACTGGCACCCGTACTGATGGCGCGGCCCCTCTCTCTTTAACCATCCCTGTGAGCTGACCCTATGGCAACCATTGACCTGAGCCTGTTACCCCCGCCTTTTGTGGTGGAAGAACTGGATTATGAAACCCTGTTGGCCGAGCGCAAAGCCACGCTGATTTCCCTGTATCCAGAAGAACAGCGCGCCGCCGTAGCCCGCACTTTGTCGCTGGAGTCCGAGCCGCTGGTCAAGCTGTTGCAAGAAAATGCTTACCGCGAAGTGATATTACGCCAGCGCGTCAATGATGCGGCGCGCGCGGTGATGGTGGCCTATGCCGTCGGCAGTGATTTAGACCAGCTTGGCGCAAATAACAACGTTGAGCGGCTGGTGATTACCCCGGCAGACCCCACCGCCATTCCACCGATTGACGCGGTGATGGAATCGGACAGTGATTTCCGGGTGCGTATCCCGCAAGCCTTTGAGGGCTTGAGCGTCGCCGGGCCAACGGGCGCGTATGAATATCACGCCAAAAGTGCTGACGGCCGGGTCGCTGATGCCTCGGCAATCAGTCCGACACCCGCTTGTGTCACGGTCACGGTGTCGCGCGGTGATGGTGGCCTATGCCGTCGGCAGTGATTTAGACCAGCTCGGCGCAAATAACAACGTTGCGCGGTTGGTGATCACCCCAGCAGACCCCCCCGCCATTCCGCCGATTGAGGCGGTGATGGAGTCTGACAGTGATTTTCGGGTGCGTATCCCGCAAGCCTTTGAGGGCTTAAGCGTGGCGGGGCCAACCGGTGCATATGAATATCATGCAAAAAGTGCCGACGGCCGCGTGGCCGATGCCTCAGCAATTAGCCCGACCCCCGCCTGTGTCACGGTCACGGTGCTATCGCGCGAGGGTAACGGTGCAGCATCAAGCGAGCTGTTGGCGGTGGTGGAAGCCGCGCTAAATGATGAAAACACGCGGCCGGTGGCTGACCGGGTGACGGTGCAATCCGCCCGTATAGAAGATTATGAGATTGACGCCGTGCTCTATCTGCATCCGGGGCCGGAGGCGGAGCCGGTACGCATTGCGGCTGAGAAGAAACTGACCGCCTTTGTCACCGCACAGCGCCGCCTTGGCCGCGACATTCGCCTGTCGGCACTCTATGCCGCGCTGCATGTTGAGGGCGTCCAGCGGGCGGTGATTAATGCCCCATTGGCCGACGTGGTGCTGGATAAAACCCAAGCGGCTTGGTGCACCGGCAGCAGCATCACTGTCGGGGGTACCGATGACTGACCGCTTACTCCCTGTGGGTTCGTCGGTGCTGGAAGTGGCCGCCGCGCGCGCCTGTGCCGAACTGGAAAACACCCCGGTTCCGATTCGCCAGCTGTGGAACGCCGACACCTGCCCGCTGGAATTATTGCCTTATTTGGCGTGGGCGTGGTCAGTGGATCGCTGGGATGAGATGTGGCCAGAAGCCACTAAGCGCGCAGTGGTGAAGTCCTCGCAGTACGTGCACAAACACAAAGGCACCATTGGCGCTATTCGACGAGTGGTTGAGCCTCTGGGCTATCTCATCAAAGTGATTGAGTGGTGGAAGACCAACGAAACCCCCGGCACCTTTCGCCTTGATGTGGGTGTGTTGGAAACCGGTATTACCGAGGAAATGTATCAAGAGCTTGAGCGGCTGATAGACGACGCCAAGCCATGCAGCCGTCATTTAGTCGGCCTGTCTATCAATCTCGACAGCAGCGGCCCGCTGTATGTGGCCGCTGCCAGTTACAGCGGTGATGAGCTGACCATTTACCCCTATTTACCTGAAACCATAACCGTGACCGGCGAGAATTACGCCAGTGCCGCCGTCCATATTATTGATGACCTGAGAGTGAACCCATGACAGCGAAATTCTTTGCTTTACTGACCAACATTGGCGCGGCCAAGCTGGCGAATGCCACTGCGCTCGGCACCCGCTTAGATATTACCCAAATGGCGGTCGGGGATGGTGCTGGAACCCTGCCAACACCCAACCCGGCACAAACCCAACTGGTAAACGAACAGCGCCGCGCCGCTCTTAATACCCTGTCTGTTGACCCAATTAACACCAGTCAGATTATTGCGGAGCAGGTTATCCCGGAGGCCGAGGGTGGGTGGTGGATTAGGGAAATTGGCTTGCTGGATAAAGACGGTGATTTGGTTGCCATTGCCAACTGCGCCGAAACCTATAAGCCACTGATGCAGGAGGGCAGCGGCCGCACCCAAACCATTCGGGTAATTTTAATTGTTAGCAGCACGGCAGCGGTCACGTTAAAAATCGACCCGTCGGTGGTGCTGGCAACGCGCCAATACGTTGATAAAAAAACTGATGATAAAGCGATTGAGGTTAAGCAGTACGCCGACGCCCTGCTCACTGAGCATGAGAAATCACGTAACCATCCGGACGCTACGCTGAACGCGAAAGGTTTTGCTCAGTACAGCAATGCCATGGACAGCGACAGCGAAAAGCAGGCCGCCACCTCAAAGGCATTAAACATGGTTGCCAAAGCCGGTGTAATGGCAATGAGCGACCACGTACAAACCGATAACCCCCATGACCAGTATTTGCAGATTGCCAACCTGTTATCTGAGATTAAAGCACAGGGGCCAGCCGCACTGGCTGAGACTCTCGCAAATCTTGATTTAGGTGATGCGGCTAAAAAGGGTATTGCTTCAAATGCAGAAATGCAGGTGGGTACGGCGGATAAGCTGGTTTCACTGGTTGGGTTGATGAGTATTTTCGGTAAGAGAACTTTCACCGCAAATGACTATATGCGATTTCCTGATGTTCCGGGCGGCTTTATATTGCAATTTGGTACAGCCGTTACATCAGCCGCCGGTGATGTAGTAGTGACATTTCCCGTCCCGTTCCCTAATAAAATACTGGGTGTTTATCCGTCGCAAAACAACAGTTATACCAATGGTGCCTGGGCGTCATATGCCAGTAAATCACTGGCTAGCTTTGCCTTATCTGGCTGGACAAACGCAACGACGCGAATTGCAATGGGCATCGATTACCTTGCTATAGGATATTAAATTATGAATGCACTGTTTAGCCCCAGCATAATTGCTTTTTATTCGGTGAATATGATTGAAGATGGTAGTTACAGAGACTCGATGCCTGATGATTTAATCGTCCCAACTCGTGAGGAATTAACCATCTATTGGAAAAAGACTCCACCAATAAATAAGCAACTTGGTGTTATTGATGGCCGTCCCGAATGGGTTGATATTTTATTTTTCCCAATATTTACAGATGATGAATTGGCGGCAACAGCGCGCCAGCATCGAGATAATTTTATTGTGGCAACCGACCCTGTAATGGTCAGCGATTATTGTATCGATGATATCCTACTGACAGAGGCACAACGTGAAGAACTTATCGCCACCCGCGCCCGTTATCGTGTATGGCCGACACTGGAAAACTGGCCGCTAATTGAGTTGCCAGAGCTGCCGCAGTGGTTGTTAGTGGAGGCAGTCAATCAGGGCTATCGTGCCCCCGTCTGGCCGCTGCTGCCTGCTTAATATTTTATCTTGCCCCGTCATTGGGGCTTTTCGTTGTGCCATTTCCCACACATCCCCTATCAATCGCCCCCCACGCGGTAACCCGTCACCATACTCTCACCCTCAATCAACAGAGAGTTAATCTATGAGTGATTACCATCACGGCGTCCGCGTTCTCGAAATCAACGAGGGGACGCGCGTCATTTCCACTGTTTCCACCGCCATTGTCGGCATGGTCTGCACCGCCGAGGATGCCGACGCGGCAGCCTTTCCCCTCGATACCCCGGTACTGATTACTGACGTGCTGGCCGCTGCCGGTAAAGCCGGTAAAAAAGGCACACTGGCCGCGTCATTGCTGGCGATTGCGGAACAGTCGCGCCCGGTCACCATTGTGGTGCGAGTGGCTAGCGGTAAAGACGAGGCTGAAACCACCTCCCATATTATCGGCGGCGCTGACGAGAACGGCCGCTACACCGGCATGAAAGCGCTGTTAGATGCGCAGTCAGTCACCGGTGTTCGCCCACGTATTCTCGGTGTGCCGGGGCTGGATAATCAGCAAGTATCCACCGCGCTGGCGAGTGTCTGCCAGCAGTTGCGCGCCTTTGGCTATATCAGCGCCTATGGCTGCAAAACTATTTCAGAAGCGATGTTGTACCGTGACAATTTCAGCCAGCGTGAGCTGATGTTGATTTGGCCGGACTTCCTGAGCTGGAACACCACCGCCAACAGCACAGATATTGCTTATGCCACCGCCCGCGCCCTCGGTCTGCGCGCCAAGATTGATACCGATACCGGCTGGCATAAAACCCTGTCTAACGTCGGCGTAAATGGCGTGACCGGTATCTCTGCCAGCGTCTACTGGGATTTGCAGACCGTTGGCACTGACGCTGACTTACTTAACAAAGCCTGCGTAACAACGCTAATCCGTAAAGACGGCTTCAAGTTTTGGGGTTCGCGTACCTGTTCTGATGATCCACTGTTTGCCTTTGAGAACTACACCCGCACCGCGCAGATTCTGGCCGACACCATGGCCGAGGCGCAGTTGTGGGCCATAGACCGCCCGATGCACCCGACGCTGGTTAAAGACATGATTGGCAGCATCAACGCTAAATTCCGCGAAATGAAATCCGCCGGGCTGATTATTGACGGCACTTGCTGGTATGACGACAGCGCCAACGATAAAGACACCCTGAAAGCAGGCAAGCTGTTTATCGATTACGACTACACCCCAGTGCCACCACTGGAAGACCTCACCTTGCGCCAGCGTATCACCGATAAATATCTGGTGAACTTTGCCGCTGCCGTCAACAGCTAAGGAAACCTGACTTATGGCACTGCCACGTAAGCTGAAATTGATGAACCTGTTTAACGATGGCCGGGATTACATGGGGATCGTGTCCTCAATCACCCTGCCAAAACTCACCCGCAAGCTGGAGAACTACCGCGGCGGCGGGATGAATGGCGTTGCGCCGATTGATTTGGGGCTGGATGACGATGCGCTTTCCATGGAGTGGTCGATGGGCGGCATTGACGAGCTGGTGTTGCAGCAATGGGGAACACCCAAAGTTGACGCGGTTCCGCTGCGTTTTGCCGGGGCTTATCAGCGTGACGACACTGGCGAGGTCACCGCGGTAGAGGTCGAAATCCGTGGCCGTCATAAAGAGATTGATGGCGGTGAATCCAAGCAAGGGGAAGACACCGAAACTAAGGTATCGACCCAATGCACCTACTACAAGCTGACCATTGACAGCAAGGTGGTGATGGAGATTGACGTGGTTAACCTGATTGAAATGGTTAACGGTGTAGACCTGCTGGAAGCCCAACGCAAGGCCATCGGCCGCTAACCCCTGACGGCCAGTGTGAACCCGCTGGCCCCCCTGATTGAACTGGAAAAAACCATGAAAAAAGTAACTGCTAAAACTGAACCCGCCACCGAGGTTAACGAGAATGTGGTGGTACTGGACACCCCATTAAAGCGCGGAGATACCTTAATCACTGAAATTGAAGTCCGTCGCCCCAATACCGGGACGTTGCGCGGTGTTCGCCTGTTTGATGTGGCTCACTCTGAAGTCGATGCGCTGATTATCGTGTTGCCACGAATCACCACACCCACACTGACTGCCGCAGAGTGCAGCCGCTTAGAGTTGCCGGATTTAGTGGCACTGGCCGGTAAGGTGATTGGTTTTTTGTCGCCGAAACAGGGGGCGTAACGCTCGACCCGAAACTGGAAGTGGATGACCTGATGGCGGATATTGCCGCCATTTTTCACTGGCCGCCGTCAGAGCTTTGGGC